AAATAAAAAGGGAGATTTGTTGCTGTGGTGGTTTCCCATGCTACTGTTGGATCCTTGTACACGTACCGATCACGTCCGCAAGTCTAACAGGGTGCGATGTTTTACAGCTCATTGGTGTGATCTACCAGCCACATTCCACTCATACGCTTTGCTGCCAACTGTTTCCCCCTCTTTATTTGTTTGTAGTTCTATAAAATGCAACGTGAATAACATCCCATTTTGATCCCAATACGGCAAACTGGTAGATCTTTTCACCTGGTGAACGAACGCTCAAAATAGGATACTTTACGTTATCCAGGGAGGTTGTTTCTGGTGCATCTCTCACCTGGGCATACTGTTTAAGGCTGGAGAGGATCCTGTTATACTCATCCTCTCCGAAAGCCTGGATCAGTTTGGTTTTATTCCTCAGTGCGAATCTCATGCTACTATTTTTTCAGTTCCTCTGGGAACTCGTTGAACCTCCTTGCGATTTCCTCACATAGAATGTTTGAACTTTCCAAATTACCCATGTGTATGTTCGCTATGCAGAACGTACCACCATCCTTGATACATAAATCTGCATCCATTTCATCTGCTCCAAATAATCGCTCACCCCTCCCAGGGATGCAAAGCAGCTTCATTGTTTTGGTATCAAGCTCACCCTGAGCATAATCCCATTCTAAAGTTATTTTCATAGCCTTATGTTATTTGTTAATTTTCTGCCTGAATAACCCACAAGCCTCTTGCATGGGCTTAACTCTTAATTTCCCATAGGGAGTACTATTGCTGTTTACTACACTACAATACGTGTACCTATCAGAGTATGGGTTCAATCGACACATGTGTATGCACTGCCTACACTTATAGGGAGATTTCTCCTTTTCCTGCTCTGGAGGTAATTCAAAAAGTAGATTATCCATTTAAGTTAATGCTTTTAGATTATTATTACTAAGAATCAGCTCTATCCTTTCTCTATGATATTGTATTGTTCATCATATATTATAGGCTCCTCGCAATGAGGACATTCACACAACTGTAGAACTTGATTCCTGGAAAAACTCCAGGATTCTACCATATCCAGATCCTCATTAGAAAGAGGCGTGTATAGCCATTCAAATTCACTTTCAATGATACCCCTTATATCAAACAGGTGCCCGAAAAGCTTAGTAACAATATGATCCTTATCCTGGTGAATGTATGGCTCAGCGTTCGGATAAATTGTTTTCAGAAATAAAAAGAACTTGTAGCATCCTCCCATTAGAAAGATGTGTTCAATATACACATCTGAATCATTGAGCGATTTTATGATTTTCTGAACTTTGGATATTTGATATTCATTAGCGCTATTCCATTCTTTTTCTACATCGGAAATTGCTCCCATTAAGTTTCCAAATAATTGGATAGGGATTTCATCACAACACGGATCAATAAATGACACATGGTTATTTATGTCCATTCGGTATCGTAAAGTCAATACCTTGCGATCATCTTTATTCTTTTTCTTGTTCATTTCTATCTATATTTAATTAATATTTCTCTTTTCATCTATTTTCATAATCTTTTATGGTTATTTATTTTTCATTTTTCTGATATTTTTGGAAGAATGTATCGAATCTTTCATTAATTAAAACATCCCTCCAAAACTTTAATCCCATAAATGAACGTTCCCAATCAAATCCACCACTAACACGAGCTGCATATACACGTCCTTGAAATAATACCACATCAGCCTTATTCCCTTGTCTGACCTGTTCATTCACCATTTTCTGTACTACTTCAATAGGAAAACATTCAAGTCTCCCTACCAAATCACTTTGTTCTACTGTTGTTCCTTTCATAATCGTTAAAATATATTCCCAATAACTTCATAAACTACATCCTCACGCATCCTGTGATTACATACACCATCAAATAGTTTTACGCATATTTTTCCCTCATTTTTTTAATCCAATTCAAATACCATTCACGAGCTTTTTCTTTGGCTTCGTCAATGTGAATATCATATTGTTCTGCACTATCATCCTCCATTAGCTCTTCGCAGATATTATCTGCTTTGTTGAACGGATCGCACTCTATAAAGTCCTCAGGCTTACAAAATGGGCATGGTATATCATCCATAGGTTCATATAGATTTCCGTTTTGATCGCACTTATCAAGGTCATAGAGTGTTCCATCCACACAACAGGCATCTGGATAAGTTGCGCCCCAGTATGGAAATTCGGGGCACGGTTCATTTTTGCCATTAAAATTGTTCTTGCTCATATCTTTCTATTTCTTATTTATGCAATTAAAAAGTTCATTATATATCTTTGCAAACTTTTTATATTGATCTTTATCAGTTATCTCATTCGTGAATTTGTGATATACTGTTTTCTTTTTTATATCCCATCCAATACGGGCTTTTTCTACACCGTCAACGAAAAGTATGTAGGGATGTTTACCCCACTGCCTCAAAGTTCCATCATCAATTAAAGATTGAATTTCTTTTGGTAAATTATCTTTTGCTGTCTCAATATTTGCAACTTTATTTTCTTCGTGAAAAATTGCATTTTCAGTCTTTTCAATCTCTTTTTTTTGATTACGAAGAGAATTGTTTTGCTTCTCCCAACGATTTAGAGTTTGCCGACCGTTGCGCTTATCGTTTAACGGTTGTCCGTTAGCCGATTTTACATCATTAAAGTGATTGTCTAACATATCGTTAAACTTAGCCTCTTTCTTTTGAAGAGAGGCTCTCAAAATATCAAGTCTACTCATGTTTATTGTCATTTAGTTAATAAGAAAATAATAAAACCTATACTCGCAATGAGCATCACAAATAAAGTCCAGCATATTAATGTTAGATTCATACACAATCTAACTGGATCAATTGTCTTTTTCATAATTCAAAATATTATATTCACTAAGTTTATTTGTTTGCATTCACTCCAGCACCGAATAGGGCAAAGTCTCCCAGGGCTGGATCTCCTGGAAAAATGCCTTTGAAATAGTTTGTTATCTCCGTTGCAGTTCTCATATCTGCCTGCTTTCTCTGGGTTATATCCAGGGCGATGGCTACCTGGTGAACATGCGTATCCAGTGGAATGATGAGATCCTTTGGATCAATCCTATCCCATATTCCCATATCCACAATACCATCTTGGCGAACCATCCACCTCATAAACATGCAAAGACGTTTACAAGCAGATTCCGATGTAGAGGGTATCCCCTTTACTCCTTTGCCATAGAATCGAAAGTACTCAATGATAGCCTGGAGGTATTTGTTTTTGCTGTCTGGAAAATCACGGCTGTAGTCCAGTACCATATCCTCCATGAAAACATAATCATTGTATATTCTATAAAGAACCTCACAGATAGCCCTCAGATCCCCCCATTTGTAGAATCTATACAGAGGTTTATCATCCTCCCACTTGAAGCGTTCAAAATGATCTATGAACATGAAAGGCGTGCCAGCCTGGATAAAGAGATCATTCACCTGGTTTGATACCTGGATGATAGCCTTTCTGTTTCCATAGCTGAGCCAGCTGGTGATAAATGCAGAGATCTCAATATCTCTTTTGTGTTCCCATTTGTGGGGAAATTGAACAGGATCCTGGCTGATAAAGTCAGTGGTGTTGTACTCTTTTGCCCAGGACTTCACAATGTCGGGTAAACCTATGGTATATGTCAATACTGCCATTATTCGCCCTCCTTTTTTTCGTAGATAGTCCTGATAACTTGAAGCGTTTCAGCATTAACTATAGCGATACGCTTGTAGTATCGTTTACATGCTGCTTTGAATCCACCGCACCAGGCGGTATTTTTTTCGTAGGTCTGAATAACCGCTTTTTCACGATTATCCAGATCATTCTCATAAACTGGGAAAGCCATACCGATACGGATTTGATCCTCCGTATCGTGCTGTAATACTCTGATGTAAATTAAATCTGCCATGATGATTATAAATATGCTATTGTGTTTAACTCCTCTTTTTCTTTTTCATACCAAGGTTTGCGCTCTAAAATGAATTTTTCATAAGGCAAACTTTCTTTCTGCTTAATTCGCTCAGTTGGTACGAAATAAGCCAACCAGTCTTTGTATGCTTTTTCAGGATTAGCTAAAAACGCTGCTGCGTAGGATAGTCGTTTGCCATGATCTCCCTTTCCGATAAGATCTAATCTCCCAAAGTAAAATTGTCCATTGGCTGTACAGGCCACATAGTCACGAGTGGATGTTCTTGATGAAACAATAGATTTGCTTTCTGTGTCAAGAACCTGATACTCAAATTTCTTTCCTTTCACTCTCTTTGTCAAAATGTACTTTGCCATAATCTAAACTTTTTAATGTTCTTTTATTTATCTGTGTTTGTCAAACACACGGCAAATATAATGTGTTATATGTAATATACCAAATAAAAAAGCAAATATTTTAGTGGGTAAATTCACCAGGTGTATTCAAAAGGCTTATATACAGGCGTTTTTCATAAGAAAAAAATGTGTGTTCACCAAACACATTTCAGATAAAATGATTATTTTTGCACATAAACCAAATTTTTTATAGGACAATGAATAAGACACTCTTTGACAAAGTAAAGGCTAAGTGCAAAGACACTGGTCTCTCAGAGAAGTACCTCAAAGCGATAACCGAAAAAATGGGTGGCAGTATTGAGGATGATTCGACTGATGAAACAGCAATTGAGGCTATGGCAAATCAGATTGCTGAGGTATCTGTGGAAACACAGGGTGAAGCAACCAGATGGGCGAACAAGTCCAAAGAAACTAAGGAAACTAAGGAGACGAAAGAAACCAAAGAGACTAAAGAATCTAAGGAAAATCCAGAAGAAACAGAGGCTCAAAAAGAAATTAGAGAGCTGAGAGAGAAACTGGATAGCATGGAGAAATCTCAACAAAGCAATTTACGCTCTAAAGCTATTGAGGATGCGCTTGTTAAGCACAAACTGAATAAGAGCCAATTTGCTGATGGGTATAGAGAAATTCTATCGGTCTGTACAGATAAAGATATAGATCAATATCTGACAGAAAAAAAGCAAGTTGAGATCGCTAATAATCTTATGCCTGCTGATGCTGAGGGTGCAAAAGCAACAAATGAAAAGGCTATTGATGAGGCAGCCGATTCTTTGTTGGAATCAATCACAGTTAAATAATAATCATCAAAACAATGAAAGCGAAAAGAACTTCATTCGTGGGCGAACGCCCTATCTTTTCGGGAAGTCCGAACATTGTCCCTGGTGGTTTCAACTTGGGTATAGCTAAACAGAATTTTGCTGTTGGCGATCGTATCCCTGCTGGAACCCTGGCAATCTTTGATGAACAAACCCGATTAGTGCAGATCTTAAAGACTGCAAAAGTGAAAGCAATTGATGCTGATGATGCAAAGATTATCACTTTGGTTACAAGTGATTACTACCAACCTGTTTTTACTGTTGGTGATAAAGTCTTAGCTACAGTATCTGGTACTTATGCTGCTGCTCCTTCCATTACCAAAATTGACAAAACGGATAATGAGTATAAAATTACTCTTTCCGCTGCCATTGTTGGTTTAGCCGTGGATAGTATCCTGGTTGAGGTTGTTGCAGATGGCTCTAACAATGCTGCCATTATTGGCAATGCGAACTCCCTCACAATTGAGGAGGTTACGGTACGTGAATATGAAACTCCTGTTGATGTAACTGATGATACCCTGGGATATGCTCTCTTTGAGAGGCGAGTTTTGCCGATTCCAGCAAGTCAGAAAGATACAACTACCAGGTATCTGAAAGCGAACCCTCACATTAAATTATCCCAATCATTTTAATAAGAGGAGGTAAGAAATGGAATCAATTTATTCAACATTTGTGGGCTTGCACAAAGATGGAAAGCCCCTGGATTTTTTAGCAACCTGGAAGAAAACCTTTGATAAGGCTTCTGAAAGGGCGGTTACACTGTTCCAAAAAACCTACGCTGATGAGTGGTTTGATTGGGAGGTGCCTCAGTTATCTCTGAGAGCTGAGGGAGTTATGGGTAAGTATCACCTCCGTGTGATGGCTACTGTTATTGGTGATGAATCTCCTACTCCTTTGAGGCGTTCTGATGGCTTCGACATCTGGAACGAAGAGATCCCTCGTGTCGGTCATAAGTTCTTTATGAAAGCTGCTACTTACCGTAAACTAATGGAAGTTTACAAATCCCCTTTCTTGACTGAGGGACAAAAGGTAAAGCAAATCGAAAAGACTTTGCATGATGATGTTCAAAATGCATTCCTCGGATGCAAGGACGTTGCGGATTACATGATCCTTAACGCCTTGTCAAACTTTGGTGTTACCAAATTCAAACCAGCGATCAATAACCCTGGTGGACGTGAATTCGAGATTGATTATTTGATGGATCAGGCTAATAAGCTTGTTTCTGCTTTGCTTTGGAATACCGCCAACTCAAAAGCTGGAAAACTGGATATTGTCCTCACTCTTACTCAGATCGTTACCCTGTTCAAAAACAAGGGTGTTGTATTTGATGAGATGTGTATGGCTCCTGAGCTTATCTCTTTCATCCGTCAAGATCTCCAGATCCGTAAAGCTGTGTTTGGGGATGATAAATCCGCAAATATCACAACTATAGATCAGCTAAACTCTCTGTTAACTTCCAATGGTTTACCTAAGGTAAGAGAAATTACCAGGTTAATGGCCGTTGAGAAAGACGGTGAACGCTCTGTTCTGGATCCGTGGAATCACAACATGATTGTGTTCAAACCTGCTGGTAAGATTGGATTTATCCAGCCTGCCATTGAAGATAGCCAGTTGATGGAAGAAAAGACTGTGGATTACATTGATGCTGGTAACGGTATCCGTATCGCTAAATGGCGTACAGGTGAATCTTCTGGTCAAAAATCAGGTGAATATACTCAGGGTTCTGCTCGTTTGATTCCTGTAATCAATGAGATCAATGCTATTGTTTGCTTCCAGGTTAGAGGATTCGAGGAGAAAACGATCCCCGATGATGCTGATGGCAACGCTCGTTCTTATGTAACCTTATCAGAATACAATGGTATTACTGGTACTCAAATCGGATAATCATGGAACTAAAAGTAATTGATTCAAACGGTTTGCAGTGCAAAGTTTCTGGTACTGTTTACAAGAAAGGCGAAACTTTTGATACCGATGATCTTGATCGTGTGAATGATCTTATTTCCCGCAAACTTTGTGTGCTTACCTCTATTGAGCCGAAAGTGCCAGTAGATGCAAAGATCACATTCAAGGAAAAGGAGTATGATCTAAAGCAGGTGAAAGGTGCTCTGATCTCTATGGGTATCACAGTAGCCCCTAATGCTGGAGCAACTTCAATCAATAAGAAACTTGGTGAATTTACTGAGGAGCAAACTCAGGCTCTCACTGAAATTCTTTGTAAAGAGTAACGGGTATGGATACTTTGACAAAATACGATGCACTACTGGGGGAGTTGGAACCATACACTCCCAGTAGCCTTACGATAAGGAAAGCCCTTGCTGATGCTGGCATAACAGATCTTGCTGGAGAGTATGCACCAGAAACCGATAAACGTTCTATCGCCCTGGCTGCTATAAAGGTACTCAAAAAGATGATTGTGTTAACCAGTGATAGCCTGGGTAAATCCTCTCAGGGTTACAGTGCTGAGAACCTGGAGAAACGTATCCAGGAGCTTTGCGCTGAGAATGGTTTGGAAGCTTCGGAATTTGTTCGAGTGTCCTCTGTTTCAGATGGCTCTAACATGTGGTAACTATGAGCAGGTACAACGGAACATTTAAGTACAAACAACTTGGTGAGCTAACCAAAGGAGCTAACGGTTTTTATACCGCTGGTGCTGATGGTGATTGGCTCCCAGGTTGCGAGTGCCAAATAGATAAACAGATCCCAGCCAAACAAAAGATCGGTACTGATGGGCAAATGCACGCCTATACCTATGATGTGTTTATTCCTAAGCATTTCAATGGTACACTGGAGCTGAATGCTAAGGTACAGATCACATGTGAGGATGGTAGCTGTGATGAGTTCACTATTCAGGGTATTGACAATCTCAATAGAAGATACATAGAGTTATGGGGATAAGTGCAAAGTTTGATTCTGGTGATGTTAGTGCAAAGGTGGAAGCCTTTCAGGGACAACTTAATAAAGCTATTCTGCTCATGCTTCAATATCTGGGTGAAAACCTGGTGAAGTATGCACGTGCACAGCATAATTACACCGATCAAACAGGAAACTTAACCAACTCTATAGGCTACGTGGTGGTTCGTAATGGCAAACCAGTATTTTTTGGTGGGTTAAACCAGCCTGGAGAGGGTAAAGATGCTGGATACAGTTTGGCTATGCAAATGGCTGAAAGATCCAAATCTGCCTTTTCGCTCATCATTGTTGCTGGAATGAATTATGCTGCTTATGTAGAGGCTATTGGGTACAATGTTATTCTGCCTGCTGAACTCAAAGCTAAAACCGAATTTCCTGCTATGATGGAAAAACTTATCAAGCAAGCAAAACAAAAGTATGGTATCAACTGAGGAAATATCTGTTCGTGTGTATGAGCTGCTTACTGGTAGTCCAGTAGCTGCTATGATCTCAGGTGTAATAGACTATGAGAGAACCGACTATTCTAAAGAGGATGTTATCATTGTTCCTCACGCTATTGATGGTGAGGGATCCGTTCGTTTCGGACAAATCAATGTGAATATCCATGTGCCAGATCTTGTAGATAAGTCTCAAACCAATCCTACATACAGAACAAATTTCAATAGGCTTATAGAGCTGAGAAAAGAAGTAATCACAGCCCTGGTAAATCATTATGAAGTGGGTAAAGGCTATAACTGGAATATCGGTATGCTGAATCCTCCGATTAAAGAACCAGATCATAATGAGCACTTTGTTTCCCTGGCTTTAGAACTTACTGTAAGAGAAAAGAAAGTTTAATTTTTAATATCAACGATTATGCCTGTATTATCAACAATGGGTTTAAAAAAGATCTGGGTTACTCCCTCTACTGGAAGTGCCGAAATGCCCGCCAATGGTGTAGCATGGAAAGATCTTGGTGATGTGTACAAGGATACTTGCACGCTCAAAGATGCAGATGGAACCGAAACAAAACATGAATCGGAAACATCAAGTAAGGTGATTACTCAGTATGAAACTGGTGATACCACTGTGGAACTTACGTTAATGGATCCAGATCTGGAAACCCTGGCTAAATTCTTTGGAGGTACTGCTACTGGAGTTGCTGGGGCAAGAAAATGGATTCGCCCAAAGAAATTGCCTTATACAGAATGGGCTGTATGGCAGCAACCAGAGGAGGGCTTACTGATCGGTTGCCCGAACTGTCGTATCATCCCTAAGTTTGAAATCACTTATTCGGCAAAAGGTATTTGTTTGGTTCCAATGACAATCAAATATCAGGCTGAGCTACATGCCAGCGAGACCAATGTAGATCCAACTACAGTTTAAGTGATTGAGACAATCCAATAACAGGAAAGCCTCCTGCAATATTGCTGGGGGCTTTCTTTCTAAAATGAGAATGCTATGGCTGAAAAAGACAACGAAAATATTTCAAGAGAGGAACGCCTGAATATTGAGGAAAAGGCGATACAGGCATTACTCCAGTATGGTGTAAAGTTCTCAATTCCTCTAAAAATTACTCCAGCACCAGTACCTAAGAGGATCCAGTGGTGGAATAGATATTTCTCTAAGCATCCAAAGTCATGGAGAGATAGCCGTATCCCTAACGATTGGGATGTGGAAATAACAGAGATCGCTGATGTGAATATAGGCAGTACCAGGGAGGTATATATGAGAAATTTCCATGTAAAACCTCTGTATCTGGGAACTATTGACTTTATCCGTATGCTCTCTATCGAAATTGAATATAATGAGGGTGATCTGCAAGAAAATCCTATCCAGGAAAGCAGCAAACTATTGAAATATGTGCCTCAGATGGCTAAGATCGCAGCCGTTGCAGTATTAAACTGCTGCTCTATCTCAGATCCACTCTATAAGGGCGTGAATGAACTGGCTAAATTCTTCCAGGAACACCTTACCGCTATGAGGCTGCTCAAACTTTGCCAGGTAATCAAGCAGATGATGGATAAAGCGGATTTTACATCCTCTATTCGATTGATGTTACAAGTAGAGACGACGACGAAACCCAGAGCGGATCGAGTAGAGTAATAGGGCTAAATAGCCCGTGGGGTAATCGTGGGGCAATCCTGGAGCGTTTCGGCTGGACTTACGATTATTTGCTTTGGGGAATCTCTTGGATGAATGTACGGCTGATGTTAGATGATAGTGCCAGATCTGTAAAAACAAACAATACGGATGATGATGCTGGAGGTACTGGGGGAAAAGGCGGTGAAGTTATCCATAGAGAGCTTAAAACTAAGGAAGATATTAAGAATTATGTAAAAGGTATTTTATAATGAGCGAAAATGTAAATGGAGGTTTGGCGTTTGCTGCTACATTGGATATAAATGATTTCAAAGTATCCTCTGAGGCAATGGAACGTAGGATTCGGAGCGTATCTGACACAGCCGTTCAGGAATCAGAAAGGATGGAGCAGTCCATAGCTGCATTTGCTCAAAATGGAGCCAGATATATCATCGGTACTTTAGTTGGCGGTGGTATGATGGGACTTGTGAATAGCATCGTTCAGACACGTGGGCAATTTCAGCAGCTACAGATTGCATTTGATACAATGCTGGGCAGCGGTGTTAAGTCAAAGGCTCTCATAGATCAACTTACAAATACAGCTGCCAGAACCCCGTTTGACCTTATGGGAGTTGCAGGTGGAGCAAAACAGCTGTTAGCCTATGGTGAATCTGCAAACAAGGTAAATGATACGCTTGTAAGGCTTGGAAATATAGCCTCAGGGCTTTCCATTCCTCTGAATGATATTGTTTACCTGTATGGTACCACAATGGTACAAGGGCGTTTATATGCTCAGGATGTACGACAGTTCACTGGTAGAGGTATTCCATTGGTAAGAGAGCTGGCTGCCATGTACGGCAAAACCGCTGAGGAGATCAACGCTATGGTATCTGAGGGAAAGATCGGTTTCCCTGAGGTTGAGAAAGTCATTAACAAAATGACTAATTCGGGCGGGCAGTTCTACAATCTAATGGAACGGCAAAGCAAATCTCTTACTGGCATGATCTCTAATTTAGGTGATTCATGGGATATGGCTTTGAATAAACTTGGTGAAGAAAACCAGGGAGCGCTTGAATCAGGTATTTCTGGAGCTATCACAGTAGTTGAGCACCTGGATGATATTCTGGACGTTGTTAAGGCTATAGCTATTGCCTATGGATCCTATAGGGCTGCCATCGTATTGAATACTCTGGCTACTAAGGGGAATACAGGCATTTCTCTGATTGATAATACTGTTAGGCAGGC